GAGAGTTGCGGTCGCACCGGATGTTCCTCCCGTAATAGTATCACCAAGAATAAATACACCATCAGTCATCGTCACACCAATCTTTGTTCCTGTTGGATCGAGAGCGTAAATCAAGGCATCAGCTGGACCCGCTGAACCAGCTGGAGTGAACAGAGGATAAACGCTCCCTGATAACTTTTCGCCTATTTGAAATGTACCAGTAACACCTGTCATAGTAAACCAGAATGGACCACTACCTGATCCCAAAGCAAGAGTTGATCTACCTTTCAAATCTGGAAAGTCAGTGAAGTCACCAGGAAAGGCTGGTGGTGTGTTAGCTACGGGCACATGCGCCGTGAGTCCAGTTTCAGAAACAGTTCCTACCGCAGGATCATAACCATTTGGATACAGATCGAAATTCACGCCACTAGCACTTCGTAGATCGTCGGTGGTTTCAAAAGTGTAAGGAGTGTAGTGCCCGATGAGAGGAATCTCATATGCTTGAAAACGTGTCTCATGTTCAGCTTCAGTTTCAATGCATCTAAAGACCGTCACTTCTCCGAATACCTTTAGACCAGCCGGGTGAATTACTTTCTTGATCGTGTCTAACCATTTGTCGATTGTTATTTCAGTCTTGAGAACGTAAGAGTAATCTTGATAGAAGAAGCTATCTTGAATAACTTTGTTTGAACTCAGCTTACCATCATTGTTACCATAGAAACCATCAGCAGTAAAGATAGATCCCAGGTTGACTGTTGCCGCCGCACCCGTACCATTTTCAGATTCGCTGAAATCGGGAATAGGTGGAATGAGATAGTTTGTGCCAGGGTCACGCACAGATATCTTCAAAATCGCGCCAGTCTTTCCATCAATACGAGCGACCGCACCTAACGCGCCGATACCGACATCACCAGGAGCATTATCAAGTCGTACTACTTCACCTACAATAAAACCAGTTCCTCCGTTATCAACATCAATGCTAGTAACCATCGTGAAGATATTTTCTTCAATTAGCTTTGTAGTGCCATCTTCAAGTTCCAGATCAAACTGAATTCGCTGTGGAGGATCGAACGTGCCAAAGATTTCACTAAGAACATACTCAGTCACTTCGTAAAGACCTGATTGAAATTGAATTGCTCTATCAACTTTTGCCGATGCTGTAATGTCGCCAGTTCGTCGATCACGCTGACGAATCTTCTTTCCGACAGCTTGGAATGTTTCGGGTCCGTTCGCTGTCGTTACTCGCATGAAACGCTCAATAATGAACTTACCATCCGATGCACGCAAGATGTCAACCTTAGGAAAGAAGAATTCTACATTAGCATCGAATAGAATTCGAAACAAGAATTGGTAAGACTTCTCTGAACCCTTAGACTTATAATATGCTTTGATATTCTTAAGGATTCGTCGGTCGTCAAGTGGTTGGCCTGTCTCACTATCAACAGCTAGTTGTTCGGGAAAGTTGAGCATGTAAGTTTCTTTGAACTGCCTTACGAACTCCTCTAGTGTATCATCTATGTCAGCAATATCTGGCAAAGCAAACGAGATATTGAGTGCTTGATTTTCTGTCTCCATCCATTCATAGTATGCCTGCACAAATGCAACGAACGTTGGATGGTCGGCCCGTATAAACTCAGGTAGCTGTGCGGGCACCTGAGAAGAAAGGGTGTTTCTAGTTGGAATACCTTTATGCGGCAACTTAGGATCCTTCGTCCACGATTACAGTTACATTGACCGCTGAGGCATCGTCAGGATCAATAGCTAAGATTTGATTGAATGCTACATTGATATCCAATTCAGCAGGTTCGACGGTAATAGAGATGGTGATAGTACCGGGTAGGGTTTCAGGCTGAAAGTTGATTAGCTCGACTAGGCCGGTATCGTAATTAATCTTACCGATACAAGGGTTGATAATACGCTTTTCTAGATCGACAAACTTGAACACACGAACGACTCCATTACCATCATCTTCGAGGAATGCATTCACGATCTGACCTACTTCGGTATCAAAGAAACCAAAAGTTGTGCTACTCAATACAGGCTTGAATCCATCTTCAGGGTGAAAGATAGGATTATTGAATCGTAGAACATATGAAACTTGTCTACCAAGAGCTGGCTCGAATCGTTTCTGCATCTTGATCTTAGTAGAGTTATTTAGAATCGAAGGTTCTGAGTCATCAATGTCGCATACCAGATTTGAATAACGAAAGTTTTGTTCAAACTTCTCAAGCTCGATATCACCGAAATCACGAATGACTTGTTCGACTAATTCTTTAATGCTGTTGGGACTAAGAACGGTCGCACGGGGATTGAAACGTACTTCAGTATCGACAATCAAGAATGTGAAATCAGGGTCGATAACGATAGGTGTAATACTTACTACGTTTCGGCGCTTCAAGATTGTATTCGCAATGGTCAATTTCTCAGCATCACTGATCGTCACACCGGTCGCAGGTTTGAGAGAGATGAATACCTTACCGAATTGTGGTGGAGTAATATCCTCACCACCAAACACAAAGATGGATTCGATATCAGGAAAATCACGCGATACGATTGCAACGTAATCGTCAGCCGTCACAGCTCGATCTTGAGCTTGAAAATTCAACGGAGCAAATAATTTGATTGAAGGTATACTTTCGCGTATCGCACCCCCTGCCGCAGCGAGTACGACGATAGCTTCCAGAGTACCCGATACTGTGAATGCTCTATTGCTAAGACTATCGTTAATACCTGCACCATTCGGTGCATCTGCGTTTGCTGAAATCCAATCCACAACAACCACGTTGCCATTCTCAAGGGCCCTACCAACGATACCATCACCAAAAGTCATTTCATAGAAACCACCTTCAACTTCTTGTAGCTGGTAAGATGCATCATCTGGTCCTACAACAATAAGAGTAGTCGAGAGGGCCCAGGGCTCATCAAATCCAGTAACATCACTGATAGATGTTTGAACTCGCACAGTCAATGTCTTAGTATCAATACCTGCATCAGGAATAATAAACTTCTGATCGGGGTTCAAAGTATCAACGACGTAAGCAAAGTCTCGATGTGTTCCTTCATTGATTACTAATTCGTCGATTACAAAAAAACCAGTTGTTATATCTTCGACAAACTGACCGGGCGCCAAGTTGAGAAAGTTGAATGTTGTACCATCAATGGTTGTTTGAAAAACAGTATCAGGTGCTAAGAACTTGTCGGGGTCTCCGGGGTTTGGATCTACTTGCGAAACGACTTTCACCGTAGCAGTTGATGAACGTACAGAACGTGGAGTATATCCCAATTGTTTAGCAAGTGATACGACAGAATCTCTGGCGATGGCGCTGTCTAAGAACATCTCGTTCGCAACCATATTGATATAGAACGAATGATAGTGCGTGTTGTAGGCAAGCGTATCGAGCAGAACGCTCATGGCTGATCCCTCAAAGTCAAAGTCTTTGAATTGGTCTTGGCCCTTGAGGAAGTTCTTTAGGTTCTGTTTGATCTGGTCGAAGTCCAGCTCAGTTACAGGAATATTCGATGTATTTGCATTAACCATTATCGGAGTCTCGTAAGTGATATATTGATAACGATGGGGTCATCGTTATTTGCTGTCCGAAATGTAATCACAACATTGTAGGCATTTTGTTCGTGTTCATCTAGAACTTGTACGTCAATCAATTCAACCCGTGGTTCGAACTGATTGATGACTTCAATAATTCTGCGTTGTAGCAGTACAGCAGCAGCGGGCCCTACCGGCTCGAATAGCATAGAACGGATCTTTGGATCAATCTCTGGATGAAAAGGCTTCTCATACTTATTCAGTTGAAGTAGATTTCTGAGGGCCCGCTTGACTGCCTCTTCATCAAATTTACGAGGCACCTGGCCTGTAATTGGATTTGCGATAAAGTCCAAGTCGAGATCAATAAAGCGAGGGACCTTTTTGACCAAACCTAATGCTGATTGTGGGGTCGGAAAAGTCATAGCTCATCCCCGATCCGGCGGAGGTGGGCCTGTGCGGCTTGGATAATAGTGTTCGTCTGATTGCTGATAGCCACTGAAGTCCTCTCAAAGTGATCCCATTACAATATGTATATGGCTTATCGTGATCCGTTAGACCAATTGTGACTCAATCACCGTGCGTGTGCTACGAAGTTGGGCTCGGACGTGAGCCTCAGACTGGGCTTCGTAGTCTTCCTTGTTGCCCCATTCGACTAGCACATACCCGATAATCTGGGACTTGCGTGCTTTGGCGTGCCACTTTCTCAGAGGCAGAGCGGCAAAAGCATAGACCGTGCCGTTTTCGAGCAACGACCGAAAGTAACCTTCGGGTTGTTCTGCGACCAGACGACCAACAGCTTTGTTGTCTCTCAGCACTGGAACTACGTCCCAGAACAGAGACAATAAGACACTTTGCATCTGCGGAGCCATCGGTTGAGAACCTGATCTAAAAGATTCATAGGAAACGGAGAATCGCTTAACGGGGCTACCGTCTAAGTAATCCCCACCATTATGGAATTGACCAACCTGGGCCCGCTCGGCGTCAAGCACGTTGCGTAACTCATTCAAGACTTCATTGATTTCTTGGTGGTTCTTTCCGTTCGTCAGCAGCGTAGTTGAGTCTTCCCCTAACTGTTCTTCCCGGGACGTGACATCTTTTCGTTTAGCAGTCCATGTCTTCAATATCTTGATGAAGATACTGATTACTACACCAGCTATGATAGTACCGACTGTCATACCAAGGTTCAACCACCATTGTTGGCTGATAGCAGCTAATATTAATGTTGTTGTAATCATTGTGGAATGCTTTCACCTTCAAGACCAATCAAAGGAAGACTAGTAGCCTCAACGACTTCTTCTTCTTCCTCTAACAATTGAACGATTTCTGCTTTGAACTGTTCAGTACCATTTACATTGACAAACAAGAATCTGGAATACAAATCTGCTTTCGCCAAACTGGACATGGTCTGTGCAAGACCAAACTTAGTAATGAATTCTAGAGCTTCATTGTAATTCGAATCGTCTATATTAGGTAGGGAATTTATGGGTCCAACAAGTACGTTTACCGCTGCCAAAATAGCGGTATAAGAAGTTTGTGGTGTCGCAGCAGGATTTCTTGGATCGAATACTGGTAGGGTGACAGTTACAATGGTAGCGGTCGCTCCAGACGTTACCCCTAGTATACTATCGGTAGCATTGAACTCACCGGCATTCGATTGCGTGATAGTTAGTGTGCTGGTTACTGGATCCCATTTACTAACCAGAGCAGTTTCAACCGTTGTCAGATCGTTAACCGTTTCCCCAACAATGAAGTTACCAGCAACTCCACTCAAAGTGAGGGTAATATTATTGTCGAGGCCACCATTGAGTCGTTCGAAGATACGGAACGAAGCAATCAAGGCCTGGTTCATCAGAATTTCAGCACCACCGAGTAATGTCTGAAAGATGAAAGAGAAGAAATCTTGTTCCGGTGTGCCTTCTGGTTCGAGACTATTCTTGATTAAGTTGTGTGAGACAGCGACACCTATCAATCCCGGAAACGATGGTGGGTTAGCTGCTGCTGGTAGCGTGAAACCACTCACTCGATCTGAGTGAGTTTGATAGTCCAAAATGGAGGTCTTGAGACTATTGAGTGAAGCGATGAGTGCTGAGATTTGGGTATTTGAGATGCTACCTGCACCGCCTGGTCCGGGTACACCGAACTGAGTAGGTATTACTTGTCTACCCGGCAAGCCGCCGGTCAAGGGCGTCAATAGAGCTATCTCGCGGTCAATGCTTGCAACTGCTGTAGTGATAGACGGTCGCACAGGATTGAGAAGTGCTCCATCATCAAATACTAAAGTAACAACGTCCCGCTCAGCAGGCGTTAGCTCAATTAGTTGCAGGGGTTCTGCCTCTGCAAACTCGGCAACTGGAAATTGAATTATCTCAGCCATAATTTATCCTGCAAATACATTACCAGAACCGGTAGCGGTATGACCACACGATGCTGAGTCGCCTTGGCGGCAAACATTGATACCTGAAGCAAATACCGATCCAGATGCACCAACCATTATTGGTGCAGCATGTTCATTTTTTCCATGACCAGCTACGGCTGCACCACGCACCACGACCATAATACCATTAGCGAACACGGAACCATTTGCACTACTGATGATTGGTCCACCAGCAGAATCTTGTACTACTCTTGAAATACCTGGCATATATTACCTCAATTCAGGAAGATACTCGCACCACGAATAAAGCACGAAGCACCTGATCTTATACTGATCGTTCCCGCTACATCAAGCACATAACCGCCCAATATAGTTTCTTTTTTGTTCCCCAAAACTTGTGTAGTTAGATTGCCTGCTACAAATACGTTTGCATTGCCCGCTTGCACTTGAAGATTTAGATTGCCCTGGCGAACAACGATCTGCAAAGTACCATTGACGACCTCGATATCACAAGTATTCTGTATCTTGATACGAGCTTGATCCTCAACCGTAATATTTAGGTCGCCTTTGACAAGCAAGTTGTCGTCCCTATGAATGATCTCATAAGCATTACCAACTACCTTTACCATGCGATCACCTGACGGGTGAATTTCTTCGAAGGTGCCAGACCTATGAAATGTATGAATACGTTCGAAGCCTGGAGTGTCATCAAACTCTTGGATGTGTCCCGACTCACTCTCGAAAACATGGTTGAATGGATACTTCGTAGATGCAGCCTTAGTTGGCGGTTCAAACCATGTCACAAAAGAATTTGCTGTCTCGATTGGTCGTAGACTTTTATTTAATGGTGCATTTGTATTCAAGGCAATAGATTCAATAGGCACGCCAAGAAAATCTGGAATCTTTAAGAAATTTGTTTTCTGAGCAACAACAGGATGCTGGTCACTATTTTGACCAAAGATTACTTGACCATCAGTTCTAGCTAATCTGGATGTATCTGGTTCGCCAATACCTGGAGTCGTTAATAATAATCCCTCAACTTCGATTGCTCCATCTGCAATACCCGATAGACTCGTTACGGCATTGCTGTCGGGCAGGCCATCTAGCACACTTGATATATTTTCAGACGCCGCTGCTAGAGCTTTCTCTTGAGCTTGCTTGAGGGCATCACGCACACTATCGGCCGCTAGTTCAACACCTTTACCTATGATCGACAATTGGGATAATACAGCACCTACTGCACCTTCAATTTGCGACTCAATACCGGATGTAATACTATCAAGGCCTTGAAATTGGGCAATAGCTGCTATTGCAGCATCTTGAATACTATCGGTCGATGCTGCAACGATATCTTCGACAGCTTTAACCTGAGCTTGTGCTCCGCCGAAACCGGATAGAACACCTTCAGCAGCCAAGGTAATCTGTTCTTGAGAATCGGCTACGATACTCTGTGCAGCATTTGTAATCAGTTCAGATGATGGTTCAATTCCTGTAGTAGCTGTTATAGCAGAACCCACAGCGGTTTCAATCTGTGCTTGAACGTCGTCTGAGATATCTTGAGCTGTCTCCACTTGACCCTGAACACCAGAGGCAATATCTTGTGCTTGAGATACAAGAGAGGGATCGACACCCAATGCTTTAGCAAGTTCATCTTGGGAAATACCAGGAATTTCTATCCCGGTATTCGAAGTTAGTTGCCCTACTGCATCTTGTAGAGGATTATTACCCGTTAATGGATACTTACCGTTGGGATCAAAAAATCCAAGACCTTGTTGATTTCCTACAGGAGCTTGAGGAATTCCACCGATGGTTCCCATTATGACTGGCTCTTGAGCGTTCTCTCCATCTCGAAAGAAACCAATGACCCAAGTACCTTCGACTGGTCCAACAGGGGCATGACCTATGCCACTCATCGCAGCAGATGTAATATCTTGCAAAGGGAATGCCCACGGTAGCTGTTCAGTGGCGACGGCGGCCCTCTCTTGCGGGTGAAAGCCTAGTATTCGAACGCGACAGCGACCGAGTTGCAAGGGATCATTTCGGTCCTCAACAACACCTTGCCACCAAACAAATTTGATTGAATCTACAAAGTCTTCCATTATGCAAACGCCCCTCCCAAATCAAAGGGTAGGTTTTGCAGAATATCAGTTCCTGTTTCAACCGGATTGATAATGTCAGATGTTGCAGAGGCATCTAAGATATCAGCGAGTCCTTGATTGCTCCCGAAAGGTAAGGAACCTTTCGATAGCTCTAGTACCATTTCGTGACTATCTGCTGAGACAATATGGTGAATATTCGAAACGATATAGTTACCACTTACTTCAGGATCTCTATCGTCGGGGTGAATATTACCTTTAACATTTTCAGGTCGGGGAACATCTAATACTACGATTTGGCCTGCTCGTAACCAATTAATACCTGGCGCTTCGACTCGAATACGCAGAGCTTCAAACTGGCGCAATTGACTATTACGCTGAAGTAACCATTTCTGGCTTTCATCATAGTCTTGTATACCATCAAACATTTGATTGTGTTTTGGATAGAACCGAACCAGTGCATCTGGATTACGACCATGCTCAGTATAACCGGGAAAAGCCTTAGCCTTTTGGGTCGTTATATTACCATCAGAGTCTACTAAGTGATCTTCTATATGTTGTAGCTTGGCAAAGTTGCTTAGATAATCGAATACTTCAGTATTGAATGTTTTGGTCACGATATCATGTGTGATAAGTTTACTAGCATACATTCCTTGGTCAACTCTTTCCATAGTTGATCCCGATTGTAAGATAGAGTAACTACGAATCAATTGCATCTCAGGTAGTATCGAGCGGGATCGACCTGAGGCTTTACCAGAGCTATGCGAACGAAAATTTGCAGGGTCATAAATCAGTCGCAGAGCAGGTGTTCGCTGTGACAGTTCATTCAATGAGCGAAATTGAAAACCATCTGCGGTTTCAAAAAACAGATAGTTGGCAGCATCAGGATTCTCATCTGGTCTTGCTCTTGCAGCTAGCCAGTTGATAGCTTTGAAAGGTTTCCAAGAAGGAATTACGAATGATTGAATGCCCGTGGTGGCTTCAACAAAGATTTCTTCTCCCAAAATATTGTTAGCAATTCGTTCTACCATTTCACTAATCGGCATCTGACTATATGCTTTGCGAACCCGACGCTCTTGGTTTCGAAAATATGCGTGAGACACCAATTGTAATGTATATGATTGTGTAGTATCAGTGAGGTCGCCAGAGCTACCTGTATTTCGATCAGAAATCTGATAGACACGCATGTTCAATTCTGTAGCCGGAGCCCCGGGGAATCCAGGAGTCTTGAAAACGATCTCAACGGTTTCTAGACCTGCAATGGGAAAGGCACCGATAAGATTGATCGAGTCTATCAACGTCAAGCTACCGCTCAATACATTGCTGTAGATATCTTCAAAGATGTTGAATGATACCATGATGCGTTGTACATCAACTTCACGCAATCCTGAACGCAGAATGACTTGTTCGATACGAACATCGCCTGGATGAAAGAGTTCATCCGCCCGACCGCGTACTGAATTGGAACGAGTTTGTCCTAGTTTATCAGGCATTATGTACTTCTACGCGGGTTGCGTCTAAAAATGATTTCCAAATCACGAAGCACCGGGTCAAGCTGGTCAGGGTCGATCAGATTGATTTGTCGTTTTGCTTCATTCATATTTCGTTCGTCACCTTCATTAGTGACTACATTTACTGTCGGGGGGAAACCAAAGCCTCCCTGAATATAACCATCTCGATAGGTCAATGGATTCAGCGGTTTTCCCTGGGCATCTTCAAAATGATTCAACGCTGATTTAGTCTCCTGCACCAAACGAGTCAACTTAGCAGTAACCGGAACGAGTTGACCTTCCTCTTGTACCAGAGTATCATCTTGTTGAAACACACCTGAGATATCGTTTACCACTAAACTACTTAGGGTGCGATCAACTGACGTTACTATACCAGTTGCAGTAGCAGCCACATTCGTTACTGAAAATCCTTCTCGAAAGTCTCCAGAGATAAGCGTAGGCTCCATAAAGAAGGTACTACCTCTATATTTCTTGTCGATAAATGGGACTAGCTTTCTCTCGCTAAGAGGCCAATCAAAAAAGGGATTGATGATCTCATTCGCCAGAAGAACAACCCAATGTAAACCAGCAGACCCGTATAGTTTGTGTGCTATGATATCTGGCGTATCCTCATCCTTTACTGAATAAGATACAAACAACGATCCAACTTCTTTCAGATTTTGCTTGATTGCAACTCGTCTAAAGATATCGGTTACGATCTTTGGCTCAGCGAACTTCGCTCCGCTAGGAATTTTTAGATCGTAGACAAGAGTAGGAAACTTTGAAAAGTAAGCCATAATTAGAACCCTTCGAGTATATGCTGGCGGTTCAAAGTCTCAAGTTCACTAAACGATAAAGTGACTGTGATGTGCGTTGGTGGGTTGCCACCCCTGCTCTCTACGGTATCGCCTTGCAATGACGAAGGTAGGGGCGATGAATGACTTCTATGTGTTGAAAATATACCTGAACCAGAATAGTCAACTGCAATATTTTTGAGATAGCAACGTCCCACGCGATTCAACCAATCGTTTTCTTTATCTAGAAAGAGGCCATCCTTAGGTTCTTGTTCTCTTGAGATATATTGAATATCAAACTCAGCAGGGAAGGCATGAAATCGACCACCAGCAATAAATTCAGGGTGTGCAAAGAATTTGAATGTTCGAATAATGTCATCAATCGCTTCAGATTCTTGACTACTTTGAGGGATAAAATGAAATGTATATTCGAAAGAACGTTGACCAACTGAGCGAAACAAAAATTGCATATGAGGATTGAGTACACGACGAACATTTCTTTCTAAGAATGCTCGGGCCCCAATGTTTGCGCCAACGAGAGAACCCAACTGGTCAACCAGATTTGTTCCAATTCGTAAACCAAATTCTTCACCAAGAGATTTGATAAAGTCACTCTTTACCGCTTGGTCGATATTTGTTGAACCGTCGATAATTCGCTTGGTAAGATCAACTATTCCAGCACCAGCAGCAGCTATACGCAATGATTCGCCTTGATACTCAAATGCATAACCAGCACTAATCTTTTCGGGCATATAGATGATAATAGAACCAACAGTTTCGGTGGTAACAGGTAGTTGTTTGAGTCTCGTCAACTCCTCCGATGAAACTCCTCGTTCAATCAGAGCTTTACGAGTCTTATCAATTCGTTTGCGTCCACGACCAACAATTGATTGCTGCTTAGCGTTCGGTATAAACTCATTGAATTGCACTCCATCAACAGATTGAGCAATCGGAGATGAGGACGGCCCCAACCCACCCAAAATACTTTGGCCGCGTGCGATGGCTTGAGCGCCAGAATTAGTGTCGATCTTACCAGAACCAGGAGTAGTTTCTACGATATGAAACATTATAAAGTGGCCACTTAATTGGTCAGAATTGATGGGATACTTTAAGACACCGATGTCCTCAGTGCCAACATTAAGCGGGTCGAGCTTATTGCGGGTCCCTTGAATAAAGTTATTCACATTGCTGACAACGGTTCCGAATTTACCTAGAGTGGTCATTCATTGCTCCTTGAGGCCTTTCTCATACATACTATGTATGGCATATAAAGGTAAATTCAAACCACACAATCCCAAGAAATATCAAGGGGATTCGTCTGGAATCATCTATCGCTCCTCGCTTGAGCTTCGCTTCATGCGGTACTGTGACAGCACCCCGGAGGTACTCGAATGGGCTAGTGAAGAATTGGTGATCCCATATAAGTCTCCTATAGATGGTAAACCCCATCGGTATTTCCCTGACTTCTGGATCAAGGTCCGCCGAAAAGACGGTCGGCTTTATGAGTCGGTCATCGAAGTCAAGCCCAAGAAATACTGCGGGCCCCCTAATCCAAAAAATAGACTGACGAAAACTGGCAGGATTTCACGACGCTACATCAGCGACGTGAAGAACTGGGGTGTGAACTCCGCTAAATGGGAGGCTGCCAGAGGGTTATGCAAGTCGAAAGGTTGGGAGTTTGTGATTCTAACCGAGGGACATTTGAAACCCTGAGCATAGATATAGTATGGCAGAGAATATTTTTAACAAGATTCAACAGCTTCGCAGCAATACAGGAATTCCAGCCAGAGGCGCAATTGCCCAAGACTGGTTTCGTCAGACTGTTCGACGACTCTTTGGTGAGCGAGCCATTCGTGGGCGTGAGGAGCTTGTTCAAGCGGACGAAGCCACCACTAGATCACCCCAACAAATCCAAAGTCTGCGGGCTGGTCGAATGTATATGTTCGTCTACAATCCCAAACTACGAAAGCAACTGCCCGTGTATGATCGTTTTCCAATGATCTTTGTTCTAGAGTTTCGGCGTCAAGGATTTCTTGGAATCAACCTGCATTACTTGCCCCTCAAACTAAGAGCTGCATTGTTCAACGAACTGACCATCCTCATAAATACCCAAAATCTGAATGAGAACACTCGCTTGCGTATCAGCTATCAGATCATCAAAAATGCAACGAAATATCACAGTGCTTTACCACTAGTTCGAGAGTACCTTAATAAGCATATACGGTCACGAATGCTTGAGGTTCATTCCCGCGATTGGGAAATTGCTTTATTCCTACCAGCAGAGCAATTCAAGAAGAAGGGTAAGCATACCGTTTGGGCAGAGACACGAACAGAAATTAGAGAAGGACCACGCAGACGGGCCCGTGCCGCAAAAGAGCGACGTGAACGCGAGCAGCGTCAACGTCAGGAACGTCTACAGCAAGGTACTCAGGAAACCCCATGACCGGTATCGACGAACTACAAGCTAGAATTGGCAGCTTTGGCGTAACACGACCTAATAGATTTCAGGTCGAGCTGTCCTCACCGCCGGGTCTTTCCAACTTGATTCCAAGAGATAGAATAGAACGCCTAGCGATTCAATGTGAAGTAGCACAATTGCCAGGTAAGTCATTCTCCACACAAGAACAACGTATCTATGGACCTGTTCGCAAGTTTCCATATACTGCAACTTTCACTAGCAATATTGAATTGACATTTCGTATTGGAACCGACTATCTTGAACGTTCGATTTTCGATGAATGGCAAAATAAGGTTATGAACCGGTCAACTAATATGTTTGGTTACTACAAAGAGTATGTGACCGATATGATTATTCATCAGTTTGACACCGAAGATGAACGTATCTATTCAGTCAAACTTATCGAAGCATGGCCCGAAGCTATTCAACCGATTGAACTGAGTGCCGAAACGACGAATACATATAATAGACAAACCATCACATTCGCTTTTCGTCAGTGGGAGCAGACTAATGCTCTACCACTGATATTCCCCAGCACGACCTCGACGAAGAAAGCTGAAGGCGGAAAGATTCTAACGTATTTGACACAAGGTGGATTTGCTTTCTTCGATCAGTTGCCACGCATTACTGGTTCTGGTGGAACTATCTTTGGTAGTATTCTTTAACACAATAGGATGAATTATTATGACATTACCCACAATCGTCACACCCCGATATACACTTGAGCAGCCGTCTACCGGCAAGCAAATTTCGTTTCGACCTTTTCTGGTCAAAGAAGAAAAGATTCTTCTCATGGCTCTCGAAAGTGACGATGCTTCAGAAGCGATTCGAGCGACTAAGCAAGTAATTGAAAACTGCTGCGACGACCTTGGTAATATTGATGATCTTCCAATGTTCGATATCGAATATATTCTCTTGCAGTTACGTTCAAAGTCCGTAGGTGAAGTTGCAGAACCAGTAATCAAATGTTCAAAGTGCGATGGGGATATCAAATTGAAAATTGATCTCTCGAAAATCGCTGTAACTAAGAACAAAAAGCATACTACTAAAGTTCAGATCACCAATACGGTTGGTTTGATTATGAAGTATCCAACATATGCAACCCTTCAAAATATTCAAGGTGCTGAAAATCTTACTGCTACAGAGACAATAGACTTGATGTTGAGTTGTATTGAATTCATCTATGATGATAAGCAACAGCATAAAGCATCTGAGCAAACCTCTACAGAACTTCATGAATTTATAGATCACTTGACGCAAGCTCACTTTGCAAAGATTCAAGAATTCTTTGATACGATGCCTAGATTAGAGCATACCGTATCATACACCTGCACCAATAAAGTTCGCACCGGCGACACCACTAGTGAAAAATGTGGTCATAAGGGTAAGGTGGTAATCAATAATTTACAGGATTTTTTCGGGTAAGTTTCTGTCATGATTCCCTAGCCAATATGTACAAGATGAATTTCAATTTGATGCAGCACCATAACTATAGTCTCAGCGAATTGGAATGTATGATACCCTGGGAGCGACAAGTCTTTATTAAGATGCTGGCTGACTGGATTGAGGAAGAGAACGAAAGGTACAAGCAACAAGGTATGAAGTAAGATGGCTGACGAACTAACACAATCTGGTTTCGATGATACTATCCAAAAACTATCGGCTGAGATTGAAGCTGCTGGCGATGGTGTCGAACGCTCTGTCGAGGACCAATCAGAAGTATTAGAACGGATTGTTGCCCGTAGCGTCAAAGCTATAACAACTACCTTGACCAATTCGACGAGACTGATTGAACAAATTGTTGCGACTCAGGAAACGATCCAAGAGGACGATAAAGAGCAAGACAAAAAAAGTATATTTCTTCTTACTAATTTAGGTGTGAGTTTGCGTGGACTTCTTACTCTTGGAGTCAATGCTAAACTTTCGGATACTGAACGCACGCGAGAAGAAAAACGAACAGGCGATGCTCTGATTGGTGCGTTGACCGAAATTGGTGGTGGTCTAGCATTCCTCAAAAACAAATTGGGCGACTTCCTGAAAATCGTCACAAACCCCCTAACGCTGATAGGTTCTATTGTTGGTATTGCTATCGGCACGGTAGCGGGGTTCTTTGCTTTCTTCAGCAGAGCCCTCAACATCCCTGCCATACTTCAAGCCATACTCAAACCAATCCTAGAATTTCTATCTCCTAAATCGCGTGTAGGCAAGGCTGTTAGTGGTATTGCTAAAACTTTAAGTCGAATGATTAGTTCATTCGTAAAGGTGTTCAGTCGGTTCGGTGCATTCATTCTCAAATCTATTCCGCTTGTTCAAAAGATAGTCAACTTTATAAAACCATTCATTGCATTCGGCAAAGGTCTTGGTAGCCTTCTAGGTAAGCTCGCTCTACCCTTGACTATTGTAATTAGTATAGTCAAAGCTGTCTTGGGTTTTATGGACGAGTTCAAAAAGACTGGAAGTATTCTTATGTCCAGTCTACGAGCCATTGGTGATATTCTAGACTTTCTTTCGTTTGGTGTATTCAATGCAGACCAGCTAAAGAAATTTGTTGGTGAACCTATTCAGAATTTCATTGCTGGTATCAAAGAATTGTTTACTGAAGGATTCTCGATAGCAACAATGAATAAGATTATGGAACCGCTTATCAAGTTCATTCTTGCTACCCCTAATATTGTGATCGACGCTATGGGAAGGATAACGGCATTCATCGCAGAAAAGTTGGGATTTGAAAACTTTGCTAAGAAGCTAAGATCATTCTTGGCCGACTTTGATTTGTTCGACCTTATCAATGATGCTGCTCAAGCGATAGGCAATTGGTTCGTATCGCTACCAAGCAAACTCGGTCAGCTAGGTATAATACAAAAAATGAGTAACAGTCTCGTCAGCATGTTCACTAAGATTACGGATATGATATTCGATTTCGTACTTGCAGTTCTACCAGATTTCGTGCTTTCCAAAGAACTTGAGGAAGTAAAGCAGGCTCGCAAGATTCGGAAAGACCGGCTCAAGAAAATTACTGCGGTTCAAGCCGAGTTAGGTCTTGCTACTATTAAAGAAGGCGAAGCGGAATTACAGCGCCGAGCAGATGTTACAACCGAACAGAAACGGCTTGATGCTATTAAGAAGGCCATTGACACTGGATCCCGTCGCGGCACCGGTCTAACCGGCAACGAACTAAATGCTTTAGTCGAGAGAGCAGTAACTATATCTGACCGGCTGAAAGCGTTGGATGCCCAGACACCAGTTTCGCTTGAAAAGTTAGCCCTAACGCAGGGAGCTGCCTCTGCTCTAGACCTGGCAAATCAAATGGCAGCCAATGCTACCCTGCGTGATAAAGCTAATCGAACAGCACCCGCTGTTTTGCCCATTCCTGCTGCGCCGATTATAGCATCTCCTACAAGTTCTGCATCACCGATCATCGCCCCATTATCAATGCGAAATAACGAAAACACGTTTCGCAGAATCATGCAAAAAGACTTCACGGGAACACAAGGTTAAAAGAAAAACGCCACTCAAACGAGTGGCGTTTTTTGGACAGAACAGTCCTCTTACGAAGGGCTCAGATTAATCTTCGTTGGCAAGACCTTCGAAGTAGGCATGGGCACTCTTAGGCGATTCCTCATCGTCATCCGTGTCGTCATCCGTATCAACCGCTTGCGGCTTTGTCACCTTCGCCTCTTGACTCATGGCGGCGGCCACGTCAGCGGAAGTTTCTTTAGCTCCAGCAGCTTCGGCAGCAGCGTCAGCAGCAGATGACTGTAGAGTGTCAACCGATTCGAGAACCGTTTGTACACGATCTCGCAGTTCCTTATACTCCTTGAATTCACTGGCGTCGATGAACGGCTGCAACTTATGCTGCCCCTCATAGAGAGCTTCAAGTGCCTTCTCGTCGCCGTCAAGGAACTGAGTTGCAGCAGCAAACTCAGACTTGTCATAGTTGACAAATCCCTCAACGTTTCGAATCTTGATCTTGAAGTCAGCACCGTCCCAGAAGCAGAAAGGATTGATTTCCTTCTCATCTTCGAAGTCGGGATCCATAGCGTCCATCAACTTGGTAAAAATCTTCATCCCGTACTTGTACAGGAAGACCCTACCTTCGTTCTCAGGATTCTTAGGATCGCTGACAATGTACACGTTTGAGATGTACTGAAGTCGGCGCTTACGATTGCGGGCGATGTTTTTCTTGGCATCAATACCACTGTTCCAAAGCTCAGTGTTGCGTTCGCAAGCAGGACACTTACCAGCGATGGTCGTGGGACAATTCTCAATGTACCATTGACCCTTCGGTCCCTTGAAACCATGTGAAAAGATACGGATCCAGGGAAGATTTTCTCCCTCTACTGCGGGAAGAAACCTGATGATCGCATAGCCATTGTCTGACTTGTCGCGTGATGGTTTCCAGAAACGGTCGTCGTCAAACGAGCCGCCGGGTTTGTTCATCTTCGCGGCGGCGTCGGCCAGGTCGGCGGTTTTGCGGCCACGATCTTTCTTTAAATTACTGAGTGACATATTGTGTCTCCTATTTCAGTGTATTTGGTTTGTACGTTGTTGTGAATAGTTGTAAAACGTATTACGGTGTATGCAGTTATATTTAGGTTTTAGGGGGCCCTGAAATCGCCCTTACGAACTTCCGCATAATTGCCCGGCGTATCTGGTAGCGGTGTATCAGTAGCTTGCCACTGACTATCACCAAATCCAAAGAGTTGGGTGCGAGCGGCGAACAGACCTTCGTGGTGTTGCTCTAACAGGGAAATCTGAGCGTTGATCTCAGTGATCGCTGTTCGAAGCGTCTCCAAACCAGGACTTTGTTTCGCACGATCAAGGTGAACCATCTCGGGATGATCCAGGTGAACTCCAAAGTCGGTTGCCAGACTGTTGAAGTTTTCATTCAAATTACTCAATCGTATGGCCACCGAATCAAGTTCCTCGACGATCGGTAGTTGCATTGGTTCTTCATCCATCTTTTCAGTAGCTCTCCGCATTTCAGAAGCTCTCAACGAAGCACCGCTTCCCAAGTACCGTTATGGTTTCCACGGTCACGCAGAATCCATGTAGCACCCGTCACAGCGTCAACAAGAAAAATGGGATCAGGTCGGTCGATCACGAAACGTCGCGGGCTCTGCACTTGGAGGAAACCCGAAGTGCCGGCTAAGCCAGGAACGCGAGCGAACCAACTCAGTTGGCTACTTGCGTTCTTAAGATCACCACGAAGCTCGAAAATCTCCCCGGTCACGGTGTCGAGAAGTCCAACTCCCTGTTGGTACGGTATCACCTGAGCAACAGGAATGTCTAGGGTTCGAAAGGCGCGTTGCGGTGCCCCGAATACCTCACTGGCAACCACGACCAGAAGAACAAAGGCCGCACCCGCGACCAACAGCTTATTTCGCTTGAGAAATGTAATCATAGTATAATGCTCCTACCATATAGTATACAACAAATTCAGGTCAAGTCAAGTAGATTCTTTAACAATTTCGGGTGGGGGTCCCTGGATAACATTGTAGTCCCATTCGGCGTCTGTGGGATGGTCGATTGATCCGACACCAGTATCGTTGATTACGATTCGAGGACTTGGGCAATCGAAGAGGATGTCATGGTACTTGAGTCCAATCTTCTCAAGTTCATTGATGGTGTTCTTCTTGCCGAAACGACCATTGTGGCAGCCACCCGAAACCTTGTCGCCACGATAGGTCGTTATCACGATTCGATGTCCAGCATCATACCAGGCATTGATGGTCTTGACAGCACTCTCGATAGGTTGCTCGTCGGACCAACGAATGATCGTACCGTCGATGTCAATAAAAAATGTAGCTAATTTGTCACTCATGCTAACAGACCATGTTCCTGCAATTTGTTTTTCATAACCATGCTGTGCTTGTGTCTGTTCTCGCCAATGTCGGTCAAGAATGGCTTGTAGTTCCGACACCTAAGCTCAAATGCCTTCCACACATAATCATCAGACATCTCTCGATCCCAATGCTTGAAGAAATGCAGCATGTTGTCCAGAATGATGAATGACTCGATACAGATTTGGTCACGCATTACCATTTTCAACAGCAACGGGTGCATCTGATCCTTGGTTTCAAACAAACCGTCAAAAGCGATATCCCTTTTCTCAATCTCGTTCAATAAGATTTCGCAATCACATTCGAACGTATAGTCCAAACTCTGAATGCGTCTGCACCAATCGAGATAGTTCTGCTCGCAAGTCTCGGCAAGCATATCGCCTACCCATAGGTTTGCATTCGTCGCAAGGTTGGCCACGAAGTAGTCGAGCAACTCGAAAGAGTCACGACCACTAAAACGTTTCGCTAATCTCTCGAAGAAATAGCGATCACGTCGTCGTTGATAACTTGATTTGTTAGCCCGGATACGACCATTACTCTCGAAGAAATTATAAGTCTCCGAATGAAAGTGCGTTTTCAGGGCAACGTATAATCGGTATACGTCAAAGCCACTTAGCTTCATTATAATCCTCAGATGGGTAAAACACCTGATCTGGGAAGAAGATGAATATTCTGTCCCTCAACTTGAATCTTCTCAATAATAGGCTTCGATAATAGTTTAGCTGCCGAAGCAGGTTCAAGATTATGTTTCTCACATAATTCTAGAACGGCATCCATGTAGTCCATGTCACGATCTTGCACCATCGTTTCCACTTCTTTGCAGAAACGTGTACTGTTGGTGCCAACTAAGAACGATATGGGTAGGATGTCCTTGCTCATGACGGATCTTCGCACTCACACTTGGTGGAATTGCACCAGGGAACATCTTCTGGATTTTTCAAGGCACGCACACTCGCATTACGCAACTCATTATCCGTGAACAGATAACAGGTTGTATTGTGTACATTCCCTTCGTGACGCCCTCGCATAGCGAAGTAATAGGGATTAGCTGCACGATGCCGGCCTTTGTTCTCGACGGCAAATACATCACCAGTTTCAGTGTCAAACAAACGTCTAACTCTATTTACTAAATTTCTTAACATCAGTCATCCTTCTGGCGGCACACCCGCACGAATGTAGTACACTTGGGTAGCTGCTTCAAGTATTTAGCACCAACGTAAGTGCAACACGAACGCAAACCACCCAAAATTTCTTGTAAAGTATCCTTGACCGGTCCTCGGTCAGGGACTTTAATTGTCTTACCTTCAACGGCACGATAGATTGCAACCCCACCGTTATGCTTGTCTTGTGCTTCGCGGGAACTCATACCGTAGAATGCTCGACCGTCGAACATTTCCGCAGCACCACCTTCGTCATGGCCAGCAAGCATACCACCAAGCATCACGAAGTCAGCACCGGCACCGAATGCCTTGCAGATGTCCCCCACTTCTTTGCACCCACCGTCAGACATAACGTAGCCACCCATACCATGAGCGGCATCTGCACACTCAATAACCGCAGAGAGTTGTGGATAACCCACACCCGTCTTGCTGCGAGTTGTGCAAGCTGAGCCCGAACCGATACCAACCTTTACAATATCAGCGCCAGCGAAAATCAATGCTTCGGTCATCTCGTCTGTAACAACATTACCTGCAACGATGATTGATTTTGAATAGAGTGTGCGGTAAAATTTGACTCGTTCAACCAGCTTTTCCATGTAACCGTTTGCAACGTCGATACAAAGTAGATGGGGAAAGAATTCTTGCCAGTCCGGTCCAGGGATAACCTCCCGAACACGGGCTGTTACTTCTTGTAGTTTCTGGTAATCTTCATCCTTCACACCAACCGTATAGAACAGATTAGCCCAGCGAGCATAATCTACTTCGCCGGATGGAACGAAAATATCGAAAAGCTCATCAACGCTATGGTGCTTGTGTAGTGCGGTGGTCATATCAAACTTGGCAAGCTCGGTGGCCATCTCAAACGTACCGACACCATCCATATTTGCTGCAACGATAGGCACACAAGACCATGTGTTGTGCGAGTGACGCATTTTGAATGTTCGGGCAAGCTCGACCTGACTTCGACTCGTAAGCGTAGTTCGCTTCGGTCGGATGAGGACATCGCTAAAATCAAGTTTCAAATCTTGTTCGATTCGCATAATAAATTCCAAAGGAGGAAAGGGGCATGACAGGTTTCCCTGTCATGCGCCTGTGTTCTGTTCACAAGCTAATCATCTAGCTCGGCTAACCTGACGTATCAGGCAGCAAGACGGAGCGTGTTGGCGCCGTTTAAAAGTTTGCCACCGTTTTACGAGTCTGTGACAACTCGGCTGCCTCCAGTCACTTC